ACCAAGAAATGGTTCACGAAACTCATCATAGTTTCGTAGGTCTGGGAAGTAAGGTCCCATCTTTTCACAAGCACGAGACTTGCCACCAGGATAGCGAAGGGGAGTTTTAAGAGATTTCATCAAAGTTGCAATTGTTTACTGGGAGTAATAATATTACTGAACATGGAAGTATACTCCTGGACCATTCTATCAGTTGTTTCTGTAATATAAACAACAAATTTTTTATTGATATTTAATTTTTTTACATTTTTATCAATTAAAGGTGACCATGGAGCAAATCCAATTTGACCATTTCCTGCTGGAACAGCAACAATAGGATCACAAATTGAAATTTCACTATCGGATTCTTCAATCAGGTCACAAATAATATCTTCACCAGAAGACATACGAATAAGTTTTACATTCATTTTAATTTTCTCCTATTTAAATTCACATTCACACATAATTTCAGTTAGTGCTGCTAAGAGGTTAATTTCCTGATCAGCAACGAACGCACATTGGTATTGATACTTAGCAATAATAAGAACGGCAGCAGGGATAGATTGGGATGAAAGGCAATCATAACAGGCGTCATAAACCCTGCGAAGTAAACTAGAGGAATCGTTATCCAAGTTGGAGACCACCCACTTGCGTACTTCGGTAAAATTCTTTTCCTTAAGATTCTTGATAAGTTCATTTACAGAGATGTCAGAGAAAGATGCAAGAATTCCAGAATCAATTTTACCACTAGTAGAATACCTCTGGATTTCGTTTAAAACACGTCGAAAATCGGGAAAGTGTTTTGATACGAGTTCCGCAACGACTTTTTGATCGTACTCAATCTTTTCTTGATCGAGGATAAATTGTAACCTTTGAAAGAAATTCCCTGCAAGTTGTACTCGTTGCTTTCCTTTGATTGTAAAGTCAATGACTGCACAACGGGAATGAAGAGGTTCAATAATTTTGTTTTTGTAATTACAGGTGAAGATGAATCGACAGTTGTTATAAAATGCCTCAATATTCGCCCGTAGTAAGAGTTGTACGTCGTTCCCTGTGTTATCAGCTTCATCGATGATGATGACTTTGTGTTTAGAAGATCCCGTAAGTGAGACGGTCGAAGCGAAGTTCTTTGCTTGGTTCCGTACAGTATCCAGGAAACGCCCTTCGTCGGATCCGTTGATAACATAATAGTCTGCTCCCAGTTCGTTACACAATGCTTTTGCAATGGTAGTTTTACCAATACCAGGAGGTCCTGCAAGAAGAAGATTCGGAATCTCTCCTTTCTCTACAAACTCCTTAAATGTTTTTTTAGTATCATCAGGAAGAATACAATCCTCAATCACTTGAGGACGGTATTTCTCTACAAAAAGAAATTCACTTGCCATAATTAAAAAAAGTTATCAATTGTAATTTGTTCATCTTTTAAGAAAAACTCTGGATAAGTTTTAAAGATGATAGGGTCATATTTACTATACAATAGCATTTGATTAAAATCAATATCTGATTTTAATCTTTTCCAATTATCTCTATCAATAACTGGATCCTTTCCACTAATGAATGATCCATCTTTTCTTAAAGGAATTAAAGATGATGGGGTCTCCCAAATTAATTGTCTATATGGTGTTAGAAGAACATGATGAAAATAATCAATTTCTTTAGGTGTCCTCTGTTTTCTCATAGAAGAACATCCCCCCTGAAAACTAAATCTAAATCTACTCCTATAAATTTCTTTATTAAAATTTTTTTTGTGATTATAGTCAAGTTTGAATTGATAAACAACTTTTTTAACTTGACTTCTAACCCAACCTTCTCCTGGTTTTTCTATGAGTAGATCTACACCATTATCAACATGTGGTTCTGCAATATTAATTTGTTTGGAAAGAAAATATGATTTTACAATATTTTCACACGAAGATCCTCCAAAATTAGTATCTCCAATTTTTCTAGATAATGGTTTAGTTTCTTCTTCCAATAATGGAGGCATACAAGGAGTTAATCTTTGTGCATTAGGTGATCTTTTACCCATAATGTTTATACCCAATCAGGTTTGCGTTCTGGCATACGAAGATAATTAGATGCAACCCAAGGTTTGGATGCAATATACATCTTGTAAGCAGTAAAAGTGTCAATGCTTGTGTCAAGTTTATACTCATCTGGCATAGCACGAACGAAGTTTTCTACCTTATTAATTTTACCACGAGGGAACAAATAAAAGGCATCTACGAGTGTCTTATAACAAGAATGAACTTTACCATAACGGAGAGTGTATTCATCACACAGATTAAGACCATGTTTAATCAACCAGTAAGCATTATGAACGGACTCTGCTGCCCACTTGGTACAAGGATGGTTACGGAAAGCACCCTTCTCGGTGCTGTAAGGAGTGTTGTCTGCTTTGAGAAGGGGTCCATAGTTGTGATACCACTTGGAGGCAACGATAGAAAGCATCTGGCAGCACTCCAAGGGCATCTTTACAACGTGCTTGTCAGGAAGACAGAGAGCACTCTCTGCAGGAAATTCACTTGTTACGAAGATGTTCATCCGAATGTTGAATCAGGTTCCAGAGCAATATAATACTTCAGATTGTACTTGGTGTTCGTGAACTGTGACAAAAGTTTAGAAGACACCACAACGTCATAAGCACCAGGAATGATCTTAATGTTTTCTACCTTGAAATTGAACGTAAACTCTGTATCGGTTTCCCCAACAACAATAGCATATTCATTAGAGGTATCATTCTTCTTATCACGAACAACAAGTTTAATGACACCTGCCTCACCAATAGCAGAAAAATCTGGGAGTTGATAAACTGCTGCTGCCTTTACCAGTTTCTCCAAGGAAGCACTATCAAGTTGGAAACAAACATCTTTTGAAGGGAGTTGAATGTCTTTTTCGGGAGGAGAAACAATTACGTTAGGATCAGCAAAGAAGTATTTTACACGGCGCTTGCCTTCACGAATACTCAAGTAAGAGTCTTCTTTAAAATCCAAATCTGGATCTTGATGAAGACCCAATCCATTCAAAAACTGGTTGAGATCATAGATTGCAAAATCACGAGGAAACTCTTCAGTAATATCTGCCTCTGCCAAAATGTTTTTTGCAACCGAAATAGTACGAAGGCGGTTTCCCTCTTTTACAAGAATTGAGTTATTAATACTTGCAAAATTCTTAAGAATGGTTAGGGTATTGTCAGAAAGTTTCATAGTTTCAGGTTTCAGTTTCACTTGTTTTCAACGAGATTAAGATGATTAATTAGCAGAATTGTGTAGTGAAGAACCTTGAACAAATCTGCACGAGGAGTACCTTTTGTATCATAACGATCAATATACTTGGTTACATTACCAGCACAGAAACCTTCACGGCGATTGTGCTTGATCTTATCTAGGGTTTGCTCTTTGCCACCGCCAGTACGATCAACATAATGTTGCCGATAAGTGCTTGCAATATATTCTTCCAGTTGCTTGAGGATTTTATCCTCGTTATATTTCCAAAAACCGTTTTTGTTTGTATCTTCAGGCATGTTCAAATTAAAAGTAATAGTATCAGGTGAGGTATAAGGATTTCCAGTCAAACTAATTCCATCATAGTTCCAGTAATCCTGCGCCCCTGAAAATGAAATGGTATCAGTTCCAGATCCACCATAAATTGTGGAAAATTGAGATGTTTTTGGGATTGAACTTTCGTAAGTGCTCTCAAAGTTTTCAGACATTTTGTTTCATAGTAAAAGGACAAAAGAGGAGGTACATTAACCCCCTTGTATTCTATCAGTTTACTTGCTTCTCGTCAATATATTCTACAGTCAGTTCAGGACCAGTAGAAGGCATCTGGAAGTCAACATCCACTTTGTCATAGAGTTCCAGGAATGCTTGCTTGGTTTCTTCATCAAATCGGTTCACACACACCTGGATTGCCTTTGCCTTGTCTTGGAAGATGCTATAAGCACGGATGATATGAACCAAACGGCGGGTGCTGATGATTTCCTCAATACCACCATCATAGAAGGTCTTGCGGATAATGTCACCCCAATCCACCAGGCGCTTGCAGAAATCACGATCCTCCACACCAAGATCCAGAGCGATGCCCTCAAGGATCTTCTGCTCGGTTGCAGGGGCAGGATAGGATTGCTCAAAGGTCACAGGGAAACGCTCTAGGAACGCCTCGTTGAGCACGTTGGTGCCAATGAAACGTCCGTCATCAGAACCTTTACCCTTGGTGTTTGCAGTGGCGAATACGTTGAAACCAGCAGCGGGTTTGACGAACTTGCCAATCTTCTTCAGGAAAACACCCTTACCTTCCAGAACAGATTGAAGGCACAGAATCTTGTTAGAAGCAAGGTCAATCTCATCCAGAAGGAGAATTGCACCACGCTCCAGTGCCTCAATCACAGGACCATTGTGCCAAGCAGTTTCACCATTCACCAAACGGAAACCACCGATCAGATCGTCCTCATCAGTTTCAATCGTGATGTTGACACGAATCAGTTCACGCTTAAGTTGAGCACACGCTTGCTCCACACTGAACGTTTTACCATTACCCGACAGA